GTAGGCGAGGAAGAAAGGCCAGGGGCTCTGCCCCCTGGACCCCGCGAGGATCGTGTCGATCCTCGACCTCCATCTGTTGGTTCTTGGATTTGGGAGGTGGTCTCGGGTGGTTTCGCTTCGCGGACCCGTCGCGGAGAGAGGGCGCTGGGGCAGTAGTGCCGATGGCGCTGCCGCTCACGCCCTCTCTCCGCGACGGGTTCTGACAAGGCCAACGGCCAAGCCCGCCCTCCCCAACCCAGAACCAACGCATGCCGGGGTCCGGGGATCGGCGCGATCCCCGGCGGAGGTCCGGAGGCAGAGCCTCCGGCCTTGCTCCCTTCCTACCCCCTCCGCCAGTCAGCGTTCCGCAGCATGGGTGCCGCGCGAGCCAGGCGGACGGGTTCGGCCAGTAGGCAGCCGGCGACGGCGTCCAGGGCGTCGTCGCGTTGGTTGGGTGTGCCGGGGCGCCAGTCTGCCATTTCGCTCGGGAAGGGCGTTTGCCAGAGGCTGGTGTGGGCGTGGAGGCGCCGGGCGGCGAGTGCGGGTTCGATCGCGCCGAGGATGCGGTCGTCCTTGGCGCGTCGGTTGGCATGGTCGAGCACGGTGCAGGCGGCACCGGCGCGGGCGAGTTCCCGGCGCAGCAGGGCGGGGAGGAATTTGCCGATGCCGTTGGTTTCGATGCGGATGATGGGCAGCAGCAGGTCGCGGGCGATCTGCGCCACCTGGCGGCATTGCTGGGTGGCGGGGTCGTCCGCGGCGTCGGGGTCGACCGAGAGGTAGGCGATGCGGTGGATGAAGTGGGCGCCTTCGCCATCGGAGTAGAGGGCGGCGAGGACGGAAGCGTCGCCGCCCGTGCGTCCAAAGGCAGGGTCCCAGAAGGCGCCGCCGGCGACCAGGCGGCGGCCGAGGAGTGAAAGCGTCGGGCGTCCGTGGACTTCGGCGTAGACGGGCTCCTCGGCGTAGCGGATGAGGGCGGCGGGATCGAGGCGGGCGGCGGTCTCGTCGACCGCCTGCAGCAGCATCTGGCGGCGGAACTGGGTGGGGCCGACGCGGTCGCGGAGCGCAGCGATCGCTTCGGGCGGGAAGCGGTCGGGCCAGGCGCTGCGGCCGGCCGCGTCGATGATGGGGATCGTGAGGCGCCGGTAGCCGCGCAGGTAGGCGCCGGGCTTGTAGAGGCTGTCGGCGGTGTGCGGCGTGCCCACGAACAGCAGCGTGCCGGTGGGGGTGAGGACGAATTCAGTCTCGGCCAGGCGCTGGCGCAGTTCTTCGCGCTTGGCGGCGGTGTCGCAATTGCCGGCGACCTCGACATCGTCGCAGATGACCAGCTCGGCGCGGTCGCCGGTGATGTTGCCGCCGATGCCCTGGGCGCGCATGGACGCGTCGCGCAGGGCGCTCTCCCGCGCCACGGTGAAGCGATCCGACGCCCAGGCATCGGCGTTGCCGGGGATCAGGTGGGCGCAGAGCGGGTGGCGCTCGATGATGCGCCGGACATGCGTCACCATCTTGCCGGCGAGGAGCTGGTCGGCGCTGAGGATCAGGATCCGCGTGTCCGGGCGGCGGGCAAGCAGCCAGGCCGACCACAGCCCGATCAGCGTGGATTTGCCGCAGCCGCGGAAGGCGGTCAACGCAAGGCGTCGGTCTCCCGCCGCGTCGCGCGCCATGAACCACCGCGCGATGCGGCGATGGAGCGCGGGGGTCGCGAGGCTGTGGGCGTGGTTCCAGATCCAGAGGAATTCGAGAAACTCACTCGTCCTTTGCGGACTCATCGGCGTCCTGTTCCTCTTCGTCGGTGAGGGCGAGGGCGCGGCGCGCTTCCGCGAGGATGGCGGCGGCGCCGGCGTCGCGGGGTGTGTCGGGGTTGAGCAGCCGGGCGACCTTGGTCAGCTGCTCGAGGTGGACGAGGGCGGCGCGGCCGGCATTGTGCCGGGCGATGAAGGCGCGGGCGTCGGTGTCCTCCTCGATGGGTGTGGTGGCGGCCATGAAGCGCTCGTATTCGCCGATGACCAGCGTGAGCGCGGCGTCGAGATCGGGCGCCGGGCGCGGGGGCGAAGTGGCCGGCAGGCGGCGCGGCTTCATGCCTTGACGACGCGCCCGCGCACGATCCCCGAGCCGAGATCGATCGCGGCGGCGGAGCGGTTCCAGGCGGTGACGGTGACGATGTCTGTCGCACCGACCTGCGCGAGGAAGACCACGCCCGATGTCGCGAGCGAGAAGCTCGCCGAGGCGAAGTCGCCCGGCCGCGCACCGGTGAGCGGCAAGTTGAACTGCGTGGTCCCGTCCGCCGCGATGGAGGGCGGGTCCCAGGGCTGTTCGGCGGTCAGCTCGCGCGCGCCATGCGGCAGGTCAGGCTGGCCGTAGAGGATCGAGGGCGCGAAGCCCGGGTCGCAGGCGAGTGCCATGGCGCGCACCTCGTAGTCGCGCCCGATGCGCGCGACGCCGATGATCGCGTAGGCCACCTGTGGGGCGAGGCGGACGACCTGGCGGCGGGTGAGGTCCGCGTCGGTCATGTCCACGTTGCCCTGCCACCACTTCGCGGCCGCGTTCCAGATCAGCGCCTGGCCCGATGCGGTGACCATGGCGCCGGCGGCGTCGGTCAGAAGCGTCATGTTCGCGTCGAAGCATTGCACGACCAGGCGCGGGTCGTCGGCGTCGATGACGAGCGCGAATTCGCGGCAGGTGCGGGCATCGGCGACGAAGCCCAGGCCACGCCCGCCGGTGAGGATCACGCCGCGATCGGTGAAGGTGAAGCTTGAGAGTGCGGGGAAGGCATAGCCGGCGAGCGCGGTGGGCGAACCCGCGACGTTGGAGGACAGACAGGCGAGCTTCTCAAAACCCCATTCGGTGTTGGACCAGCGGATTCGCGCTGCGCGCAGGCAGGGCACGGAGGCGACGGTGCGCGTCGCCTCGCGGAAGGCCGCACCTTGGTGATAAGTGCGCACCACAGCGCCGACGCGGGAGACGCCGGCGTAGTCGACTGCGATGTTGTAGGCCTGGCTGGCCCAGGCGATTTCGTAGACGTGGTCCTGCGCCGGTCCGGTGTGGCGTGCGACGAAGGGCGAGCAGCCTTCCATGCGGATCGCGCGCGCCCAGACGGCGCGGGAGGAGACTTCGCACAGGAAGGGAATGCCGCTGATCGGCCGGCCCTCGGCCTGCAACTCGAAGCCCGGCGCGTCGAAGATGTGGCGGTTATGCGCGACATAGGCGCCCGGTTCGGCGGAGAAGCGCACGCCATAGCGGTCCTGTGTCGGATACAGGGACGAGGCGATGGCGAAGTGGCCGCCATAGTAGCGCACGGAGGTGTTCCACGCGGCGGCGGTCGCCGTGTGGATGTCCAGCCCGATCTTGTTGTTCACGATGCGGCCGAGCTGCAGCGTGCTGTCCTCGAAGCCGCGCTCCTCGCCCAGCGTGCGGATGCCGATGGTGAAGCCTTCGACCTGGCGGATCTCGATCTGCGTCGCGTCCATGTTGCGCAGGACCAGGCCGATATCGCCTTCGTTGGTCCAATCCGAGATGGCGGCGCGGATGACGCGCAGGCCGTGGTAGAACTTGGCCGCGTTGCGCGTGGCATTGCCGTCGCCGATGGTCAGCGCCGTGGTCCCGGCGGGGCCGGCATAGATGATCGCACCCCGCATGATGAGGCCGGCTGCGGCGCCAGGCAGGATCAGCGGCTGCGTCGCGCGGTGGCTGCCCTCCCCGATCACCAGGAAGCGGCCGGCCGCGGCGGCTGCGTTCATCGCAGCCTGGAGTGCGGGCGAGTCGTCGGTGACGCCATCACCCACCGCGCCGAAGTCCCGCGCCGAGAGGGATTGCGAAAGCTTGTCCTCGACGGTGGTCGGGATCGCGCCGGTGAAGGGCGCGGTCAGCAGGGTGGAATTGCGGTCGTACACGGTGATGGCGCCGACGCTGTCGAAACCGAGCACGCGGTTCGCCCGCGCGCCGCGCAATGGCAAGGTGGATAGCGCGCTGCCCTCGGCGGGGTCGAAGCGCAGCGTGTCCGTCACGTCCGCGGCCACGTCCTGCAGGGCGGCCACCTGGTAGTCGAGCTCATCATTCAGCGCGCTCGCACGCAGGATCGCATTGTCCTGGAAATCGGTGGTGCGGGCGATGCGCAGCCGCCGGCGCAGCGTCAGTCGCGTGCCGGAAAGCGGCGGCTCCACGAAGCGCAACGTGCCGCCTTCGGAGAGACCGGCGCCGAGCACCTCGAAGCCACCGTTCAGCGGCACGCCATCGACGCGCAGCTCCAGGTCGTCCTCCACGAAGATCGGGAAGGGGAAGGTGAAATCGGCCTGGATGCCGTCGGCGACATACTGCACGCGCGGCGCGATGTCGCCGATGGTGATGTGCTCGGACATGGGGTTCTCCGGTGGGTCGCGGGGGCTCAGCCGAGCAGGTTGCGGGCGAGCGCGCCGACGCTGTTGCCCAGCGTCAGGTAGTTGGGCGAGGCGATGGAGCTCGTGGAAAAGCTGCCGCTGGCCGGCTGCAGCAGGGAGCGGCGATTGGCCGCGAGCCGGGCATTGAGCAACGCGGAATCCTGCGCATCGCTCGCCGCCGCATCCTGCTGCAGCCCTTCCACCAGCGCCTGCGCGGACCCGCCGCTGGGGTCGAGGCCGCCGGCGGCAAGCCGCGCGCGGGCCTGGGCGATGGTGCGCTTGAGCGTCGCGTCGCGCTGCGCACGGCTTGCGGCATCGGCGAGGCGCAGCTGCTCTGCGCGAGCGGCCTCATCCTCGAGGGTGGCGGCGTTGCGCACATCGACGGCCGCCTGGCGTTCGGCGAGCTGGGCGGCCTGCTGCACCGCCTGCTGGCGCTGCGCCTCCTTCTGCCGCTTCTCGGCGTCCTGCTTCTGCTGGACCTGCCCGTAGATGCTGGCACCGGCGCCGATGACGCTGGCCAGCGATGCGATCTGTGCCATCAGTTGGATGTCCTTGCCTCGGTGGTGACGGAAAGCAGCGTGAGCGGCAGCGGCGTATCGCCCTCGATGCGCCAGGGCGCGTCGAGGCTGGTCCGCCGCCAACCGATGGCACCGAGCGTGACGTCGCCGGTGTAGGGCTCCGGCGCGGCGTCCAGCCGGTTGAGATCCAGCCTGCGGAACGGCACCGAGCGCAGCCCGCGCCCGACATCGGCGGTGAGTGCGGCGGTCTCGAGCACGCGGAAGGTGATGGTGACGCTGCGCCGCGGGCCGGTGGTGGTGCCAAGTGCGCTCGCCGCTACTACCGGCATCGGCTCGATCCGGTGGGTGAAGCGCAGCCCGACCTGACCGCTGCGCGCGGTGGGGTTGAGCGCGATCGCGCCGTTGTTCACCAGTAGCGGATCGCGCGGCGCGCCATCGGCCACGAGCCCAACCGTGCGGCCCTCCAGATGGTCGAGGCCCGCGAGGCTCGCGCGCGCCGTGGAGCCGCTGAAGCTGATCGCGGCATCGAGACCGAGCGTGCGATCGAAGCGTTCCAGCCGCTGGCTGCCGGCGCGGTCCACCAGCGCCCAGATGGTGCCATCCGTCTCCGCGAGGTCGCGGAACAGCCCAGCGGTTTCCTGCCGCGTCCAGGCCGTGACCTGCTCGGCGCGGTAGATGGTGAGCGTCGCAAGCGACCCGTCCGCCATCGCGATGTGCAGCAGCCGCGCGCTGGCATCATAGGCCAGCGCGCGCGGCCCCTGCACCAGGTGGCGCGCGAGGATCGCAAGGTCATTCGCCTGATAGACCTGCTGGAGATCCGTGTAGGTGAACTCATGCACCCCCTGCCCCGAGCGCGAGGCGAAGATGGTCGCGCCATCCACATCCACCGTTGGCAGCATCCGGTCCGTCCGGCTGCCCACGCGCGTCTGTCGGGTGAGCTGGATGGAGGATGGCGTGAGCGGCTCCCCGGTAACCATCCACTCCGAACCCGAGGTGAAGACCTGCAGATGCCGGC